TCACGATCAGCTTGACGTAGGTGGTTCCGAACGCCAGCGCCCAAGTCAGGGCGGTTGAGAACACTTGGTCGCAGTTCGAGTTCAGCCACTCATCGTTAAGAAGATTGGTGAGTGTAGGAATCTTGCTGTGTTCTTGTGGGCTAACTTCAGCGCCGATGTTGATGGTAAAGCGCGTCGTTTCTGCGGAATACAGGAACGAGGTCAGTTGGTCTAAATGCGGGAAGATTTTGTTGAAAAGCGCCGGTGGTTCTTCCGGCGGCGATCCAAACAAGTAGTAAGAACGCAGGGTAGCGTAGTCGGCCTTGCGTTCTTCTACGGACACGAAACACTTGTCTATCAGGTCAAGATAGAACTGCTCTCTGTGCAACGGGTCACTTGGTATCCGCATTTTTACTTATTTGCAGGTTCTCATGGTCGGCTATATAACTCGCTGTGCGTGGTGCTGTCAAGTTGCCAAGGTCTTTTGGGTTCACACCCACAGGTTCACCGTTAATAGAACGATAACCATTGCCCTTCACTAAGCTGTCCACATTCCAGCGTCCACCGGCATTTCCCCACAGGGCAGCGTCACCTGGGCGTTGCTCTTTAGGTTCTGGCTTGTTGTTGCGGGTTAGATAACCCGTCTGGCTCTCTCCCTCGCGTACAGACTTGATGTCCGTCATGTTGAAGTCGATTGCCAGTTGGTTAATGGTTTTGTCGTTGTGCTTGGTCTTGTCCGACTTTAGACCGACTGGCTGCAAGTGGACAATCGCCACCTCCTCCTCACACGCCTTCATCGGACACTGTGCCTCGAACGACTCAAAGTAGCCGTGTGTCGGGCAGTGATAATCACGCAATATTCCCATAATCAAATCCCCTTTAGTTTGTCATCAAGTGAATAACCAGAATAATCAAGACGATTCTTGATCCCCAAATCCAGTTTAATTTCGCCATTTTTGACGGTCAGACCATACCCTCTCACCATCCGTAGTTTCGGAACCTTACGCCACTCTATCCACTTCTTGCCATATCTTTCCATAACGGCAATCTCTCCATTACGCCAAGCGTCATAACCCTTAGACACTCTGCGCTGGATATGTTCTGTCAGCGGATATTTCTCATGATCAAAGACGTTGTACAGAGTTGTTTTGTCTACTCCACACAGTTCAGCAAACAACTCCAGCGGGATGCCCCGATTCTTGTCAGCCATAAACGCTTTGATCATGCGGATCAATTCCTTTTTAGGAATCACATCAATCACTGCGCCCCTCCGTAAATACCAATCCGTTTCAGGTAGTCACTGACATTTCTGCCAACCGCCACCTGCTCCGGTGTCATCTCATCTGTCTTGCGCGAATTATCGCGGGTCAACTTCTGTGCGATCAATCTCGGCTGCACCTGTTCTGCATATGCAGCGGTAGCCAGGGCTGCTGCCATCACTCGGTCATCCTTGTTGCGACCTGTGGCCTCAATGCTGGAACCATCCCGCACAATGGTCTTCATCTCTTCAATCAGGTCGGTTGAATAGATTGCCATCATGTTTCGCTCGAAATAGTCTTTCATGTACGACAGCATTCGCTCTTTGGTCTGTGATGTAGTAATCCAGCCAATCGAATTCGACATCCCGCCTAGCGTATCGTTACGCCGCCAGATGTAGTTACTCATGCTACCTAAGACGTTCATCAGGTCATATCCTGCTTGACCAGCAAGCGCAGACGCTTGGCGTTTAAGGTTACGCAGTTCGTTGATCACGGCCTGACCAGGGCCATTGACTTCCAAGTTAAGGGTTGAGTTCTTGTATGCGCCAGCAAGGTGGGCGATTACCCACGCGAACTGATAGGTGTTCATTTCGGGAGTAGCAAACTCCGCAACCTGCTCCATACCGTCAGCGTAGCAACGGAACACTTGTATGCAGAAACGATCAGCCCAATCAGAACTGCCATAAGCAGGGTCTGCACCAATAACGTAATAAGCCGTATCAACTGGTTCCTCCCATATCTTCAAGGTTGCCAAACGCTCGGTACTCTTCAACACTTCCGTGTCCAGGAAGTTCGCGCCCATGCTGTAGCGGTAATACTCGCAGCCAATCTTCTTGGCGATCTTCATCATGTCCGTACAACGGGCGTTCGAGAAGAAACTTGTACCCGTCATGATGAACGCATAGTCTTCAGTGGGCGGGAACTCCTGGTACATCAACGCATCATCTTTGATGCCCTCATGTAACTTCCAACGCCACCATGCCATCTGTCGGCTGTTTATCTCTACGTCGTAGAGTTTCTTAATATCGCGTGTCCATTCTTTTTCTTCTGGCGTTAGCTTGCCATCCCAATAGACCTTATAGATTTGGGAGTTAGCATCGATAGAGTAGAACTGGTTACGCCACCAGCCACAGAAGATAGCGCGTTGTGTACGCGCCTTCTTAGCAGTGACATACATATCGTGGAACATATTAAAGCCCCGCGCTGTGGACTCGAAAATGTACAGACGATTCGGATTCGTTTCAGCGAGTGAGGCTAGCAGGGAGGCTAGACCTTCCTCATCGCCCCAGGACGAAGTTTCGGTTCCGTGGAGAAAGGTAATGGCTTTACCGCGACCAAGGCTACCTTTTGCCCGTAACCCTGCGACTTGATAAAAGAGGCGGCTTCTGTTCTTGAGTTGAAGCTGATTCCGGTTGTGGGCAATGAGAGGTATTCGCCACTCTTTTGGAAGACCTTCCATGTACATGGCAAGGGTTGACCGAAACATATCTCGGTTTTCTTCAGTATCTGTTGTAAGTGTGCCTTGAAGTCCATTGTGTATAAAGTGCCAGTAAAGGTCTAACGCCAAAGAGATTGTGGTGATACCTAGCTGCCGTCCTTTTAGGATGACAAAGAAATGAACGTCTTCTGCCAGACCCTGTGCAATCTCATCCATCACATAGGTTTGTGTGCCTAGCAGCACATCCATCTTTTTCAAGCCTTGCTCTTTTGTTTCAATCTTTAACTGTGAGCAAAACTTGTAGAACTGCGCGAGATTAAATTTCATGCCTTGTGTACGGTGTACCCGTGGTGATCAGTAAACAAATCGTAAATCGTTTGTTCACCAGGAATGTTATCCATTTGTTCTTGTGTCAACTTCCAGATCACGACATCGTTTTCTAACAACTGTCTAAATCTGCTGTGGTGTCCGAACACCTTCCGCAAGTCCATCCCTTCATGAAACAGACTTAAGTGTTCAAACGCAAAATACCGTGCCACATCATCAGGGCAGAACTTTATGCCACAGGTTTCCAGATACTCGCGCATAAAGCAGCAAATCTGAATGTCCTCGTTGTAGAGCGTAGGCTCCGGCACGGTTGTTTTCGTGATGCCAAAAAAGGAAGGGGCTTCCAGCATCTCACGGCTGCGTAGCGAGAAACCACCGTTCTGCACCACCTTAGGATTCTCTCTGCCGATCCAGTTATAGCCCGTGTGGTATTCCCCGTTAGGCAGCAAGGCTGCGTGTGTAGGCGCACCCACATAATCGTAGTTCAGCCAGTCATCATTCCAAGCATCACCTGAGAACGCCCACCCGTCGTGCTGCACGATCAGCGCGTAGGGGGTGCGGATATAGTTATGCAAGCAGTACAGCACAAAGTCGCTGTAACCCTCATACGACATAGGCGCACAGGGCTTTTGATCCCAATCCGTGCTTATGGCCTCATTCGTAATCAACAAAGGCTTGGAACCAGGTAAGGCATCTAACGTCTTCTGAACCGCTGGTATGGCAGCGCGTATACGGTTATTCCCGTAGATCGCCACCACCGTGATGTCTTCATATCTTTTTAACACGACGTTCCTTATCAAAACCTTCTAAGTTCCAGTCTGCGATCCGCAGCCGCGCTTCAGGGTTCCTCGCCACGCGCAACAACTCCCGCGCAACCTCTGGCTTGTAATCCTCTTTCCACCTAGCTACCAGGGCTTGTCTTTCTTTCGGTGTGACCGCCCGTATCGCTCTCTGCATCTCATTCTTTAACACCGTGCGCGACAGCAATAACTCCCGCTGATACCTCTCTTCAGGCGTAGGCGTTGCCATCCACCACCTTCTTCATGCGCGATAACTCCGACAAACACTCAGCCAACAGGTTGGCAGACCTGGACTGCTGGCGACGTAACTCCATAATCAACTCAGCCTGATTCATACGGCGTACCGCCTCCCAGTAATCATCCTGCGCCATGTCCACATAGTCTTCCCGTAACTCAATCACGTTCATAACGTCCTCCATACCCGTATCCCATCCCCCTCTTTCCGCGCCACAAACTTCCACCCCAGGCGCTTACCCGCCCGCCAGTTGGCGTTCAACACCACTTGCATACTCACATTTGCAATCAAGAAACTATCTCCTACCGCCATCTCTTCATGCGGATACTTCCTGTCCACCCGCGCCATCGGCAGAGCAACACCCTTCTCTACCCTAATCCCCATAATCACTCCTGTCTGCATATCCTCACCTCCCACCATAATCATACTAATACGAAAAAAAGCCCCCGACAAGGGGGCTAAGGCTCTTCTCACCACGAGGAGAAGCCAGCGAAGAAACCACAGCATAACAAAAACATGAAAAAACTTTTGGGGGGAGCTTGTTGGGGGGCGCGCCATCCCACCCCCACCTCGACCATCGAAGTAGCCAAACAAGCAACTGTCAGACTGATAACGTCAACCAATCCCAAATTACCCGATCCTGGTAGCTTCAGACTATCCTGGCATCGATATTGATAGATTTTATGGCGACAGACTGTCCCGATAGAAAAGTAGCAACACGAGAGCGCGTGTTGTTAGA